CCCATTTAGCCCGATATTCAGCGCACTTTTCTGGATTCTCTTTCGCCCATTTAGCCCGATATTCAGCAATTTTCTCTCGGTTTGCTTCTCGCCATTTAGCTTGATATTCTTTGGTACTCATAATGAAACTCTCTGATGTCTCTCTACATACTAAAGTAATTCGCAAAAATCTGATAGGTTGCCGTCCAATGATCGGTGAAATTGTCAGCAATGAAATTAAAAAAAATAATAGCGGGGGACAGTTTCAAGTATTAGTCCAGTACGAACGCGAAAGCCGCCCTCGATGGGTCGGTGGTGGGACATTGGCTAAGGTTGAGTGGTAGGATTTAAACAAACTAAACGCCATCATATTTTTAAAAATTAAAATTTAATTATCGCCATCCTTTCAACAATGGCGCAAGCGTCCGATTAGCAGGATCAAAATTAGGATCGGCGATCATTTTTGCGTGAACAGGGTTAATTTTTGGGAGTAAAACTGAGATTGTACTTCGGCAATTGTAATGCAAACTTGGCTGATATTTTTCAGCATCAGCAATCGGGAAAACAATCCCATTTCTGGTTAAGCAAATATCGGTTACGCGGTCATCAGAGATCGCCAAAAACCTGCAATGAGTAGCAAGCGAACTTTGCTTAAATGTCTCTACTCTTGCTTCACTATATGCATTTGTAGTTTCAGTTCGTGAGATTGTGGCGGCGCGTGATTGGCTTACTCCTAACGTTTCTTGGATTAATAAATTTACTTTTTGGGGCGGTAATGTGTACCCATTTGGCTGCTCAATCATGCCCTGCGAAATATTATCTTTTACCCTATCCAAAAACTCTTTTGCGTAATCACCCGCAATCATCAAATTGCGATTTAGTACTGACTTTACCCATGCTTTAGGGCGATCGCTATCAAAAGCTGAAAAAGGTTTTATTTCAAATATTTTTTTAATTAGATCGGCAATAGATGCATATTGACTAATATTTAATTCAGTATTATTTGTTCTCGTTCGCTTTTTGTTCAGTGGCACGGCGGCGCGTAGCTCCTTAATCGCGTCTGTGCTACCTGACTTAAAGCCCTTATCCCACAATACATTTAAACTTTCTGCTACATCAGGCTGTAAATCCCAGTTAAGCTTTTTGATTTCTGCCAAAGATTTACCCTGCGATCGCTTGACTAAATCGCTTACAGCCGCCTTTGTTGCGCTAGACATACTTTTTAGCGCGGCTCTCTCAATTTTGTCCATAGTCGCGATTATCTCGCTAGCAGGCATTAAATCAGGTGCATCTGCATATCGAAATGTGCCAAATACTGAATCGTAAAGCATGGGCGATCGCGGGTGATGTATGGGGTTATTTTAGCTTATATGTGAATTAAATATAATTTGGGGCTAGGGGTTGACATTTGTTTTGTTAGGATAGTAATATAAAAAGTATCAAAGCAAATACACAGAGGACACAAGATTATGGGCAAGCGTTCAGACTGGAATAAATTAGATTTGCACTGCAAGAAAGCATCAAAACCTAGTGTAATCAAGCCCAAAAACATCAAAGCTGAAATTGATTTAACAATTGAATTGGATGATACTATCAAAGCTTTGCCACAAAAGGAATTGATTGAAAAATACAATAAACTTGATTCTTTGCTTTTTAAAAATGATGGCAGTTTAAAATTGTGCAGATGCGAACGCACTCAATCATTAAGACTTTGCGAGTTTCGCGAATATCAAGCTGAAATTATTTTAAGGAATAAAATTAAAAACTAACTACTGTCCCCCCCGATCGCGTTCCTACACTAGGGGCGCGATTTACTGCACCAATGGACACGCCAATCGCCACTTCACCACTGATAAAACTTTGCATGAGTTCATCTAGTTCATCCATGCCTTGCGTGCAATAATCGTCTTTGATTATCCCACCTTCACTTGAAGGATCGGCTCCCATAAAGTTGGTTGTTAATATCTCGCATATCGTCAGCTTTTCGACAATGCTTGCCAATGCTTTTTGAGCATCAGTATCGGTAAGATTTAAGGGTAGCTGGTACTTAGCTTTTAATCGCATCCGTACACGCGATTCAACTTGCTCGGCTATTTGATTTGTGTCAGAATCACTTATTACCGTTTTGCCGAACGCCGCCTGTGTGCCGCCCATTTGGATGCGTTGTTTAAGTCTGGTGCTAATTGCTGCTAGAGTTGTAAATTGTAAAGTCATTATTTTTTTTGAGGCTTAGATTATGGAAGAGATAATTCCTTGGACTCCTACCAACAGAGCGCAAAGACGGAAATTCAGCAAGTTGAATAAGCCGATTACTAATTTGGCAAAAAAGCCCCGCCGTTGCAAAGGATCTGAAAAAAGTTTTGCACTGGCTAAATAGCCAAAAAGCCCGATCATGAGATCGGGCTTTTTGGTATCAGTAACAAAATGGTTTACACCACTTTTCGGGCGCAAATTTGGCGAGGATCTAGCACGATTGGCATATAGTTAGCCACGGCTGTAGTCCATGTTTTAAACGGAATATCGTTAGTTTTTTCACCGCTTACGATAAAGATCCCGCTTGTGCCATCTTCTTCGCAAGGCACAAAAGCCCGCTCAATATATCCGTCCCAAGCAAAGAAATAGTAGTCGGTCGAACCGTTTACGTCCATCAAATACTTGTCGGTGACAGTACCGTTTGCCTGTTCCTCAGAAACCATCGCATCGATCTCAACCACAGTCGCTGGATTGCGAGGATTTACCCGTTCGCCAATGAGAGCTTTTACAGCTTCATCCGAGACGAATACACCTGTTAGATCCTGCGATGTAGTTCCAGAACCACCGTTTTTAGTCAGGAACGCAATTTTTGCTTCATTGCTATCTGCAATACGGCGCATATTTAGGCGGTTCATAAACACATAATCTGGGAACCTACCCAAATTGTCATTACCGCCCGTAGGGTCGTAATAAACAATCTCAGCATGGTCTTTAAGGTTAGTCAAAGGAGTGCAAGTTGTAGGCTGATTCCATCGCGCATTACCCGTCAATGCAGCAGGCATATGGCTCGCTACGGTCGTGTAACTTACTGAAAATTGCACTTTTGAGATTGGATCAGAAAAAGTGCAACTTCCAGTAAGAGCGATCTGAGTAGATAGCAAACGCGCCTTATCTTGGATTGCTGGAACTAACCCAGAGATTTCACCAAAGAAGTGCTTCTTGACCACATCTGCAAACGCAACCGCATTATTGCCAGACATCATGTTTAGCTTACGAATCAGCGCCAAGGTTTCAGAACCGTATTGATACTTTTTACCGATCCGCGAGTCTTTTAGGATGTCTTCGGTGAGTGTCATTCGTGGTTTGCTAGGTGGGATCTCAGCATCTTTCGATACTAAAGTACCAACAGTGGGGCGGTGGGTTTTAATGCGATTCAAAAGCAAATTTGTATCTGCATAAAACTTAGGAGCGATGACGCGATCCAAAACAGGGATTGCTTCGGTATCCATCAAAAATGCATTGGTTTGATCAACCAAAACGCGAATACTATTCGCAATGTCCTGACGGTTTAAATATTCGAGAATTTCACCAGCCATTATTTTTTATCCCCTAGGAACTGAAGTGATTTTAGGAAGTGCCAACGCGATCGCCTCATCCCAGTAAGGGATTAACGATGTATAAATATCTGCATAATCGTAGATATTCACATCGTTAGAGAGAGCCATTTGCATTGATTCAGTGGTAGCGATTAAGCGCTTTTCAACTGATAAACCGATGATTTGACTTGGCTTGACAGCAACACCAATAGGAGCGCCGATCGGCTGTGCCACAGCACTACCCGCCGCTAATGTAATCACGTTGGTCGTGGTATTGATTGCAGTTGATGCATGGATTGAGGCGATCGCTACATTTTCTTGCATCACAGCCGCGCTCGCAGTAGAGGTCACGCCGCCGCCTGTAACGGAAGTAGCAAAGGTATAAGCCAATCCAGTCCGAGCGTAAAAGTACACAATTGCGCCGCTTGCGATCGCTAATACTTTATCGCTAGCCACACCTGTATTGATAAAGGCTGCGAACGATGTAGCGGTAATAGTTGCGGTCGTGTCTCCTGCTACCAAGGTATAGGTTAGGGCTTGACCTTGTAAGGTGAGTGTAATCGTGTTACCAGTGGCAACAGTACCCGCAAAAGTAAGGGTCGCATATGGTCTTGGGATTACCAAAGCGCCGCCGTTTTTAAATACCTTAGAGTCAGCAACAGTAACGGTGGTATCACTTGAAGCAAGCGCCGCCGCCACAGTAGTCAAAGGCAAAACGCGAACAAAATTAGAGCTAGGAATATCGACAAAAATAGAACCCGCTTTGATTACTTTTGCGCCGCCTGAATCAGCTTGCAAAAAGCTTAAATCTACGGTGCGAGAGATTGGGGCGCGATAAGCATTGGTAGCCAGAACATTAATATCCTGGTCTACACTTGCATTAAAAGTTTGAGTTACGACTGATGTAGCCATTATTATTTTTTAACTCCGTATTTACGTTCGTAATTTTTTACTGTTTCTGCAACAGCATCAGCTACCGCTTTATCGATAGCATCAGATGCGGGGCGATCTGGAACTGCCTGATTAATCAAGGGAGTAGCGCCATAAACTGAAGGGGCAAGACGCGGATCAGGCGTGATATTTTCATTCACATAGTTGAGAAAATCTTCAAGAGCGCCATTAGCGATCGCCGCTTCATTCCTTTCAAAAGCGTCATCGCCCTCAAAAGTAGCTTTATACTTAGCCGCGCTAAGTTTGCCAAGCCCGTTAAGTTCACTTGCGCGATCTTTTAATGCCGAAAATTTGCGGATATTTGCGGTCGCTTTATCTTGAGCGTCTTTAATAAGTTGCTGCATTTCAGCAGCATTATAGGTTTTAGACCCTTCAGACATAGATTTCTCCATTATTGTAATTGGTACAGTTTCAAGCTCTTCATCAGGCTTAGGGGCATAAATACCCATAAGGTAATCAGAAAAAGCCGTGACGGTTGATTTAATGGACTTATAACGGCTCTTTGGGAGTTCGTCATCAGTCGCATCAATGATATTGTCCATAGCCCTAGAGAATGCGTAATAACCGCGCTCTCTAGCGTTCATAGACTTCATGTCATCTTCTGTCCATTCCTTTTGAGCGCGTCTCATTTGCGACTCAAAAGAGAATGCATATTTTTTGATATCCACATCAGGTTCCCCCGAATATATATGTGCTTCTTTTACCGCACCCCAAGGCACAGCAGATACTTCAAAAATTGTTCCTGTATCTTTTTGCAGAATTATCCCTATGGATAATTCTTTTAATAATTTTGAATGATATTTTTCGATCGCTTTTTCATCGCGAATTTCGATACCATCATTAAAAATTGCATATTTGCCAATTGAGTCGCGATCGCTGCGATCGCTATTCTCTGGTAAATCCGTTTCAACAATTTCACGCGCCGTAAATTTGCCAGTGACCGAGCCAATACGAGTTTTTTGGCTGTACTCATGATCGGTAAATAATTTTATTTCTTGCGTGAGGGCATATTCGTTTGAAGTTGCCACAATGCTATCGATTAATTCGCGAGTATAGGTTGTTTTTTGCCCTTCACTGTCAGTTACATCACCTTCAACCAATAACAAAGCAGGGCGCGTCAATACACCGCTTTTTGTGAGCGCTGTATTTGCTTCGCGGTAGTAACGGTGGGTTTTAGTTTTTGTCGCCATTACGTTAATTTCTTTACTAAGGCTAGAAAATAAAGCAAGCCTGCATTTTTGGCAACAAAAAGCCCCTGATTAAATTTAATCAGGGTAGTGAGAGCCTAATTAGGTCGGGGCGCTTTTTTATTGGCTGACCATAGGTAGGCACAAATAAGGCAAGTGCTGACCATAGCCACAACCTATATATATCAACGCTTTTCAGCCATCGCGCCTAGCTGTCTAGGCTAAAAAGCCGTTTTAAATCCTATACAAAAGCAATACACATAAAATCACTAATAAAAATATGTGCATATATATTACCTGTATGTATGTGTAATGTAGGTATTAGATAGACAATATGGCTGTAACCCTTATGCAGTACTGTGGACAGATGTGGTCAGGGGTATGGACAGCAGATTTTACTGAAATAGGCGCAAAACCTTACAGCGTATACATCTTAGCGATGGTCAACACCTTGGCTATCACTAGCCAAAACTGTTTTTGAAAACCTATTGACATTTGTTGTGTTAGGGGATAATATAAAAACTATGGATATTGAACTAACCGAGCAGCAAGAAAACGAGTACACCCGCCGTACTGCATTAGTCTATTTTCAGCAGTATGTTGATGGCTCCATGATTGGATTTACGGGCGACGAAGATAATTTGCCAAGCGATCGCGAGATAAACAAGCGACTCAAAGCGTACGCCCAAACTTTGACACCTAATCGATTAACTGGATTCGATAGCGACGGGTGGACTATGAATTTTAAAGAAGTTGTTGAAGTTGAATTTGATTATTACCCACACTTCCCAATGTGGGCGCAATCGGATCTAGACGGCGTAAAACCTTACTACCTTCCCAACGGATGCAACGGTGACGGCGCTAACGTAAGCAGCAAAAAACTCAAGAAGGATTAACTCTCGCAAACTAAAACTGATATGCCAAAGCCAAACCCTCTAAATCCGATCTGCACTCAATGTGGCAAACACACCACATTTAACTGCACGCTACCATCAGGTGCGAAGCAGTACCGATGCCGCCGCCATACCCCTAATTACACCTGTACCGATAGCGATCGCCCAGAGGGTGGGCAATTACTGGGCGATCGCAAGCTCACACAAAAAGAGCTTACTGAAAGGTGGAAGTTAAACGATCCTGAAGGGTATCGCGCCGCCCAAAAACGCAAACAACAAAAGCGAAAAAAGCTAAAAAATAAATAATTTAAAATTATATTAGTGATATTAAAATAATTTGCCGCCCGAAACCCTTGCACCGTATACGTTCTTATAAATATCAGCAAAATAATTTAAAATTATATTTACGATGTTTTACTAAAATACGCTTTAAAAGCTATACAGCGTATACGTTTAAGCGATTTTTGCTAAGGGGTTGACATACGCTGTATAGGATGCTATTATTTAGAAAGTTAAGAAATTAACTGGTGCGAAACCCTAAAACAAAGCGAGGATGACGCTATACAAACCCTGTAGACCCCAGTAAAATCGGTGAGAAACCCTTATACAAACCGAGGATGACGGTATATAAACCTCGAATGCGAGAAACCCTGAGAAACAGGATAAACAAAGCGAGGATGACGCTATACAAACCCTGTAGACCCCAGTAAAATCGGTGAGAAACCCTTATACAAACCGAGGATGACGGTATATAAACCTCGCTAACCGAGAACGGTTAGCCCCTTAGACAGTAACCTCCACGCGGTTAGGGGTGGGTAACGCTAATACTGTTAGGGCAATCACTTCACCGCCCAAATGTCCACACTACAGGCACACACTACACCGCCATGAAATACATCAAAGCGTCACTCGTAATCATCGCCGCCATCGCCACACTCGCAATCGTAGGCGGCGCGATCGCACTCAAAAAATGGGTAGATCGTTATGTGGCTGTATCTATGCTCACAGTCGCGCCCAAAGCTAATGCTCAGATCGTGATTAGATCGCAGCGCAAAGCGATCGCTTTAAAAGCGGTGAGCATTACGATTAAAAATGATCGTCCTGATTACGCAGGGATGACACTCAGGCAGCTAAAAGATGCTGCTAGAGGCACTGGTATCAAAAACTGGTCGCGACTGACTAAGAGCGTGTTAATTGCGGCTCTCATTGCCACTCACTAACCTTACCCAACGCCGCCGCCTGTGACTTAGGATTAGGGGCATACATACTAATCGACTGCAATAGGGCATACTTCACTGCATCTGCCCTATCAGGAGATCTCCCCAATCGCTTCTTCACTTCTTTTTTAGATTCTATTGAAACCACACCGCCATCGATGGACGATCGGCGAATACTGCAAAGCTCAGCTTTTAATTTTGGATCGGGCGGTAACATCAGCGTGGGATTGTACTGCGGATCGAGCGCTTCCATTAACTTCCACGCAAGCATCGCATTCATGTCCCTGAAGCGCAGTAAACCAGTGCGATCGGTGATTGGCTTACCGTTGCGATCGCAAGCACTAGCGCCGCCATTAATCGCCACTACACTCCATCCCATTTTTTTGCATGAATCATAGGGCGAACTGCCAACGCCCACAACATCGATATTAATTTGGGGATTGCCAATCCTGAGATTATGGATAATATCTCGAACCGCGTCCCCATCTTCGACATATTTACCTTTAGTCAGGTGAATCGGCGCGATCCAATCATTAAAGCGAATAGCGATCGCTGTCTCGTCATCACCGCCTCTCGATGGATCCACGCCCATAGCTGACATATTGGGGCTTTGATTTTTTGTACGATAAATTGAGAGGGCATTATTAAAATCTAAGCTTTTAGTACCCATGTACGCAATCCATCTGTCTTGCGCTGCCACAATCCAAGCTGTGGGGATTACTTGGAGATCGGTGGATTCCACAATCCTAATAAAATTACCTTCTCTAAATCGCGTCCTAAGCTCAATGGGTAAAGCTTCTAAAGTTTTGTCGTACCCCTTAGCCATCAACACAGGATTATCCTCAACCTTACCGCCAATAAACGACCGTGAGCGCCCCTCTAATCGCTTTACCGTGCCATTAGGTAGCGTGTATTCATGAATCGGTCTAGGAGGCATTTCACCCCGCGCCATGTACTCTTTAACTTCACTTAATGGAGTTCGTGCAATCTCAACGTCTAAATCTTCTTCCCCGATATATTTACGAACGAACCAAACCAAGCTCCCTTGCTCAGCGCGATCGCCATCGTAATCAGGATCAATAAACGCGCCCCAATAATCTAAAACCCATTCACCATCAACAGTCGTAGGCGGGTTGCCAGTTGCCACAATTCGGCATCGCACACTAGGATCAGGGTGACGATTCCAGATATTGATTTTCCTGAATTGCATCTCTGAAAATTCTGTAAGTTCATCCCAGCACTTCAAATCGTGAGCTTGTCCTTGATATTTCTGCCAATCCTGTTCGTATTGCACAGAGCCAATTTGAATAGTATTTGACTCGCTTAATCGCCACAAATGGAGCGATTCGTTATAGCTGTCACGAGCATGAATTGAAACATTACGCGCAAATATTTCACGCGATCGCTCGATGATTGCTCTACACCGTGGGAACTCGCGCCGCAAAAGCAGTGAATGCTTAGCAAATGCGGCTAAGCCAAGAATTAAATCCGTTTTCCCGCTACCCGCCGCACCACCATAGAATAATTCATCCGCAGGGTGATGAAATGCAAATTCTTGTGGACTATTTGGGAATGGTTGCCAAATGACAGAATTATTAGTATTTTCGCGCTTATTCTGTCTCTTTAATTTCGCCTTGTGTTTCGGTGATTTCAGTGGGGTCGGACACTTCGTAACCATGTGCTGTCACCGTATCAATTGCTTGCTCTAATTTATCAAATAAGCCCCTTAGTTTTGCCCTGCTGTCGGCTGCTTGTAATGCTGTTTGGTACTTCTTATCATCCAGTGCTTTACGGATGATTTCGCGTCGTAATTCCATCTCTTCAGCATAAGCTTCTTCTCTCTCAATCGCGCAAACTTCTTTCATTTGCTCACGCGCTCTTTTTATGAGGGTAGTAGTCTGGCGGCGGTTTATGCCCCATGTTTGAGCAGCAAAAAGCACAATTTTTTCAGTAGAATGACATTGCAAAATAAGCGAATAAACTTTATTTACTCGCTTTTCCATTTCTGCATTGTCGCTTTTTTGTGCCATGTTATTTAGTTATAATTCGGTTTTTTTGCGATTCTCTTTTTTGCCTTATATTATTAAATCTTTTGATTTCTTCAGCAGCGCACAAACATTTATTCATTTGCTGTAACGGATACCACACAATACTATACCGATAACCATCTGAGTTTTTAGTGATAGGCGAAACACCATGAAGTGTTGTAGCGCCTGAAAATGCAATAAATGTATTATCTGCCATTTCTAATGCAACATCGTACTGGGGTAATATTAAATGACCGCCGCTAGTTTTCTTTTTGAAGCAGATCATCACGCTCCAAGAATCCTTGAAATTACCAGAATCAAAATGATATTGCAATGGATTATCTTTATTTACAATCCCACTGGTAAACGCACCGCCGATTAAAATCCATTCATTAAGAACGGTATCGCTTATATTTTTAACTTGATTTTTGTATTGATTAGGATTATAAGTTTTTAAAATTTCAGAAGCAAATAAAGCGCCGTTAGAGAAAGAAGTAAAACTTTTAGGCTGATATCTTAATAATCCTGTAGCGCGACAAATATCATTTTGCAGCCTAACCGTATTCCTAGGCGCGAATCCAAAGATAACCGATTGAGTTTTCATCCCATCAGTTCTAGCCCCTTTGTCATATTTAGTTGTTAGACAAGCATTTCTAAGATTATTTGTAGAATCATCCAAAGAGCCATAAACAGCGATTAAATCGCCATTATTGTCTACTAACTTAGTATTTTCTGTAATCAAATTACTGTAATCAGAATCTTTAGGAGTTAGCTTTAAAAAATTTTTTTTATCCTTTTGGATTTTGACAATAATATTATTCATAATTTTCTGCTAAAGCTTTTAAAGCCTCTGCATTATTTTCTACTTTAAATCGATTAATTAACAACTCAAAAAAGCCTAAAACAAGATCATGATCTTCGATTGAATAAGTAAGTACAAATTGCCTAACAGAACTATTTAAGTATTGGCTCTCATATTCTTTAGGGGTAAAATCTCTTTCGGTATTAGTTAAAGTCTCACTCTCGTTCTCATCCCCTATCAACTCATCATCATCATACATATCGGAAATATCAATCTCATCCGATATTTCTGCCAATAATTCATAATCAGCATCATAGTTAATTTCAGATATCCGATTGTCTGCAATGCCTAGCCTAACTGCTTTGGGGTGATTAGCATCTGGAATATCATCACGCACAATAATGACAGGGCGATCGCCTGTAGTATGTACCATGATTGGCTCTGCATCTTCACCAAAGCGATTAGTCGCAACCTCTAACCGTGCCGATCCTGCGAACGTTTCCCCATTAGCAGCAGTGGTGATTGCACCGATCCAGCCTTCTTTTTCAACGATATTGTTAAGGGTCTCCATACCGCGCTTTTTGTGGCGGTTTACGTTGCGAGTTTGCTTTTTAAAATCTGATAACTTTTTTGCCATAAGTACCGATAACGAATTTACAGCGATTTTATCATAAGCAGCTACAATCTATAAAACTTACTGATCGCTCCTATGTCTTATGGACTCGAAAATTATGATCCAAAACATCACTACCGAGCCATTAAATACCAGCGTAAAGCCGACTTTGATCATTGCTGTGCATATTGTGGCGATCGCCCTCAATTCTTGACTATTGACCATGTAATACCGCGCAGTCAAGAGGGAACAAATGAGCTTAACAACCTATTGCCAGCCTGTAAGCCATGCAATGAAAGTAAAGGCTCTAAATCCTTGGCTAATTGGTACACGCACCGTAATTATCGATATACGGCGGCGCGATGGGAAAAGATTAAGGCAGTTTTGCAACATAGCTAATTAAATCAAGAAGCCTACTGCCTCTTTTTGTAGCAATCACAGCCTCACTAGCAGCATATTCACTGATGTATTTAGCTAATTTATCGCTTCGATAGTTGCCAGAATTAATCTCAGTCTTACTAAATCCCATAGCCATAAGCTCTTCATACCTTGTGAGTAAATGGACAAATGTAGAGAGGTAAATATACAGCGTGTCTAGCTCAAATTGAACTGGGAAGTAATCACGGCTATTGGCTTCTAATGCCCACGGCAATATGTGCTTTTGCGCTGATTCGGCAATGCAGATTGTAAACGGCGCCGCGGGGGGATTGATAAGCCATTCACGCAATAAAACGCGGGTAGGTAGCTCAGTCACTACTTGCAAAGTATCTTTTCCCTCGGTAATTGTGTCACCAAATTTAGGATAGGAATTATCGCCATTAAGTAGCCATGACCAGTTACGGGAATAAATAGCGCTGTACTTGCCCTTGGTTTCATTCCAATAAAAAGCCCTTAACGGGATACACCATGCACAGCGATCGCATAGATGCTTAGAATCAGGACATCTAGCGGCGTTGTGCGATGTAAAGGTATCCTTCAAGGCTAATGGCTTATTAGCGTTAGGGGCGGCGCAAAGGTAGCAGTTAGGCATAATTTTTAACCTCTGGAAATAGCGCTGCAAATTCAAAATAAATCTTGGGGTAATTCTTTCTTAGATGTGCCATACGCCCCCAATTAGAAAGCGCTGTATCTATAGGGCATCCATTACGAAAAGTCATACGCCCCTCAACATCGTAAATCGTGGCATAGGGTAGCTTTTGCCAATCTATGTATTGCCAAATATCTTCGGTTTCCCAAAAGCCAATTGGTGAGCAAATGACGCTTCCATCTTTTTTCGTGTAAAGCAATCCATTAGATCGCAAATACTCTTTACGACCTCTTGACTCTTGCCTTAGTCCCCATGCGTACCCTTTGACGTTGTGCATTTCAGCCCATTCATTCAATGGATAAAGTAAAAGTTCATGGCATTGTTTTTTGTCAAGAGCATTAAATTGTCCGTCAAAACTCATGCCTAATTTGCGGTAAAGCTGCATCAATCCAAGCGGTGGACATAGCTCTATAATGTTCCATTTGAGTTCATCTCGCAGATAGTAAAGCAACTCTATGCAATCATCCCATTCGGCTAAATGCCCTTGATTTACCCATAGAAATGGACAATCTGGGAAAACCTCTTTAATTAAATGCGCCATTACTAGCGAGTCTTTACCGCCCGAAATAGAGCCGTAAACTTGATAGTCGCAAAGTTCTAACCATTCTTTGATTAGAGCGATCGCCTTATCTTTTTTGCGCTGTAACCAAACAGCATTTAATCCACTGCCAAAAGTTATCGACATACATTATCCGTAGGCATATAGCACATAGTTTTATTAGCAGCTAACCATGTAGGAGGTCTCCATCCCCAGTTCATCATATTGATAGCTTGAGGCTGTGGAATCATATTGATCGGCATAGGACGTGCTAAATGTTCACCTCTCCATAAGTGCCAATCATGTTCAAAGGGTAGTACCTCCCATTTATGCACCTGTCCGCACCCTTGCGATCGCTTCTTACCAAGATTAGTAACATTTAGAATCAGTTCACTAATCTTGTCAGCATCACCAATACAAAACCAGTGTATAGTCTGCATTTCTCGATCATATCTTGGCAGATCATAGGCTTTAAAATGCCCTTCACTGCCATTGACTTTTGCGCGTTTCTTACCCCATTCAAGATGATGCTCTTGATAATCCCATCGCTTACGGAATTTTGAAATTTGCTGATGATTCTCAATGTAATGAGGTGAACTTACCGCCCAGTACCATTGACCATTCAGCATCTTTCGGGCGATCGGCATTTGCTCAAATAGGATAGGCAAGTTTTTAATGATGCTTGCTTCTGTGGGATTAGGCTCGATTAATCCTAAAGAGTCTAGCAATTGATACTCAATAAGAGCATCAAGGCTAGGACTCCAATCATCATAGGCAACAAGCGGCGTTGCCATGTGTGCGATTATTTGAAGATTATCCATTCGGTAGATCTCCTTCAATACAACTCAGGTAAAAATCAAACGATTCTGAATTATCGTATATATTCCAATCGCTCCATTTGCTTATGTAATTAACAACGTTTGAATTTAATTCAAACAATTCTCTCCCGAATGTTTTGACTTTTTGGTTTCGCAAAAAAGCATGAATATAAATTTCAGCTTGTCTGTCGCAAAAAGCAAATCCGATAACAATAGGATTTGATACCCATCTATTACATTCAGAAAACCTTTGATAAAAATGCTTTAAAGAACCAGCAGATCCTATTTTTACAGCATTTTCAGATACTTGGATAAAGTACAAAACATCTTTTGCGCCACATCGAATCAACTCATTAATTCCTTGTAAATCAATATCTCGTCTAGATAAAATACCTTTGGATATATTTACGGCTTTAACGTCATTGCTTAAATAATCTCTAATAAAATCGCGCAACAAAGGGCTTGCGTTAGTCCCATCATTTTTTGCCTTTCTACAAAAACAATCCCATAGATCGGCATCAATATTAAATGTAGCCATTGTTGATCTACTATCCATTCAACAAACTCCTAATATCACTCTTAGAATCTGCCAAAAACCCTTTGTAATCTTCGAGATATTCTTTATACCTTGCATGAGATTCAGAAGCGCGGTCGCTAAGCTTTTGAGCGTGAGGTGTAATTGTCATAAACTCACCGCGATCGCCGTCCGCAGTTTCAAACCAAAACTGCATGGAGCATAGTCCGCAACCCGTACCAGATTGACCGCCTAAGTATGGCGATTCAGCGAACTTGAGTAATGCATCAGCAATAAAACCTTCTTCGATTCTGGTAATATTTGCGCTCCAATAGGAGTACAAAGTCGCGCCCGTTTGCAGTAGCCAATTACCCATGATCATTTGTTGGCTTTTCTCTTTTTCAGGCTTCTTTTTTGGAGAATTATCAGCAACTACAAATAGATCGCTTTGTCCGATTTTTGGCTGTGGATTAGCGCCAATTAAGTGCTTTGCAAAATTAGGATCATGAAGAGAATCGCGCCTTGTTTTCTGATTATAGGTAAGCCAATCAGAATAATATCGGAGGCGATCGCCTAAGAATGGTAGCCACTCATCAAGCAAAGCTTTGAGGTCGTACTGGGAAACCTTAGCATCAATCCCTAGCCATTGGTTTACTCGTTGCGAGTGTTGTAAATCTTTGCCATCAACAATCTGTTCTAGCGCTGAAATAACATCAAGTGGCAACGCGGGGGGGAATTGTCGATAAATATACTCAGCGCTTTCTACACAAACCAGATAGGCATCACCAACAGCGATCCGACCATGTACCATCTGAGCATCAGATACACCAAATAAACCTTTAGGCTTGGCAGTTCCTAGTACTGAGAGGCATGGCAAAAGTTGCCTAATCTTTTTATCTAAATCCAAATCGTTACCAGTACCGCCATCGATCGCGCCGCCACAAAATAAAGCATGATGCATCGTTGGGGATACTTGCACACCAATCTGAGATAAGAAAGAATCAATACCGCACCGCCTTAAAATTCGGTTGCGTAATGAGTTGCCAGAAAGTGTAAATACTTCCGAGGGATTACCCTCTAAATCTGTCACCTTCATCGTGCGTAAATTCGTTTGATTGCCTACGCTTTCACTGATGTGAGACATTGGCTGTAGTAGCGTAATCTGCAAATGTAGCTTGATATTGTGGCGATCGTGTGGATTGTAATTAAGCATTGTTAGCCTCTACATCTAGAGTATTTTCTGGTTCATCTGGAGTATTCAAAGCGCGATCGCTTTCAAAGCGAACACGGCAAAAAGTAGTAATCACATGGGGTTTGGATTTGCACATATTCAGGATATGGCGATCGCTTATTCCTTCAGGCTTAAGGGAGTTGAGAATATCTTGCCAGCCTAGCCACTGCAAATGTTGATCGCTGTCCATTTGCTGAATGTCTCCCATACTGCCATCGGCATTTACAAAAGCCCGTAAAATCACCTGTTTTGGCGCGATTATGCGCGTCCATTCTTTAGGATTGAGGTGTGCAACGATTAGCTTTTTAGCTAAATTTTCGATGTAATCATCAATATTTCGAGAAGGAATAGCAGCATTTTGGATGCTGCTTTGAAAGTATTCCCATGTTTTGAGTCCCATCGCTGGGCTTTTAGCTTTATCCCTACAGCGAAAAACCCAGTAACTAAGCGCACTGGCGATCGCTGTAACTTTATCTTCAGTTTCTATGCCATACATAAATATTTGCGTACATCTACGATAGATTTATTATATTGCCTAATATCCCTATTTGCTTTATTTTAAGCACCTATGGCACTGCAAACAATCACCCTAACTTATGGCGGTTTATCTGTCGTTTTTCGCAATTGGAAAAGCGCGGATTTGCCACGTTCGCGCAAAGTATTTGTAAATGAAAGTAGTTATGCAACCAGTGGCAATTTAATCAAGTCTGGATCAAGTTTCGAGTTGCCTTATTTGTGGACAATAGCCGCCGATCTTTACCAAACGGATTACGACAAAGTGCAGATGATTTGGGAGCTTTTGGATTATGCTCGCAGGAACCAACGCGCCCAAATTGCAATCGATGTCAATGTAACCAGTAATATTTTTTCGTCAACAGCGCACCCGTACCAGAATGTTGATGTTGTGACCTTATCCACTACAGGTACATTACCCGCGCCGCTTGTCTCTACTCGCGATTACTGGATAGTTAATCGCACCACTAACAGCTATCAATTATCAGAAACACCAAATGGATCGCCCATTGACATCACAACCACAGGAAGTAATTCCGTACTCAATACTCAGCTATTTGTTAGGCTCGATGATGAATCAGAAGAGATTGCAGAGGCAGGCAAAACGACATTAACAAAAACGAGATCGGCTGTTGCAGGAACTACCCCAAGAGAGGCAAATGGCGGCGTTTATTACTACGCAAGATTTTTAGCTGATTGGGTTGCGCCGCCCGAATTTGGTAAAGCTTATAGTTCGGTGCGATATAGCCCTAATAATTCAGTTCGCGCCGATCAAGTATTGGTTAGATCGGTCGGATTAGTGCTGCAAGATACTGGGGTGAAGATATGACAACTAATATTTCAGCCCGTGCTTTTAGCCTCACAATCAACGGAATAGATCGCGCTCCTAACTTTATCTCAATTTCTTTATCCCAAGATGAGTTAGGGGACAAAGCCGTGCTAATTAGTGGTCAAATCACACTAAAAGCCAATTACTCACAACGCACAGAATTTACCTACATGGCTAGCCCTGCGATCGCCTCTAACTGGGCGCGTGGGGTGCAAGTGGTTTACAGAATCGCCAATGACTCAGGAACTCTCACAAATCATCTACTTTCGGGCGCTCGATTATTTATTTTGCAAGAACCCGCACCGCCCGATGACGATGGACAAATTACCTTGCAGATTGGTGATGAAGCAACGCTTAAAAATTATCGCACTGCCATAGTTGATGCATCTGGGATTGTCAATGTAACTGGCGATCCAAGTGGCATTTTAGAAGGAACTGTTACCCCACGCGATACGGTAATCGAGAATTATTTAGCGGCGGCGGCAATCACTCATTCAATCTCAAGTATTCCCTACCCATTCCGATACTCACAACCGCAATTAGCTAATGGAACTTTAGTGGATACGGCGGGGAAAATGGCGCGATCGGCTAACCACATCCTTTACACCAATAGCGCGGGTACTTTAGTAAATCGTGCCATTGATTTATCGGTAAGTGCGATCGCGTCATTTGCGATTGGCAGTGATGAAAAACTTTTTGATTATGTGGATAGCAGTGGCATTGAAACCACAGTAGATGAGCTTGTAATTTCAGGATTAACTACCGAAGTAGAAGATCAAAGTTTTCCTTTTACGACTACTGCGATTAGCAAAACTTTTCTTCTCTCACCAAGATTCTCATTATGGAGTGTTTCTGGCGTTCCTACTTATAGCCTTATTAAAATCGAATATGTATCAAAGCGAGTGACAGTCAAAAATTATGGATGGAACGGCGCTTATGAACATATTAATATTTTGACAGAAACAGCCCGAAAAGGGGTCACTGGATTCGTTGATAATACTAATCAATTGATTGCAGACCCTTACGCTTGGCTAGCTCCAGAGAGCGAACTTGATACATATTATTTTTATGATGATAAATCACGATTAATTAAAACAGTAGAGCAGAAAGATATTTATTATTTAGAACTTGGTTTTGCATCTAGATTTAATGCATTTGCTCCAAATTTTGCCTTGACTCGCCTTAATAATCAAGATATTGAAACTACTTATACATACTCTGATAGTTCGATTTTGATTTCAAAAAGGACAGAAACAACAAATTACGAAACAACGACTAACTCGCCCTATGCAAGAATCGCAAAAGAAGAAACTTGGGGGGATGGATTTTACTCAATTGCTAATTTTTATCAAGATTTTATTTATCAAATAATTCGTCAAGGGTTTGGTAGCTATCGATTACAAATCTCAGCCGATAATGCTTGGCAATCAGCTAATAGCGACATTATTTATGCCCGTGATAGCAGTACTAAACCGCCACAAACAACATATCGAAAGCCATTTAATGTAACAGAGCGACAAATAAACGTAAAACTTCGCGCTAAGCCCTTTGCGGGTGATTCGCTGAAAGAACGATCGCGCCCTGTTGATGTTGATTTTCTCGTATCGGAAGCACAGGCAACTGATTATGGGAATATATTTTTAGCCTTGCTTTATGGCAGAAAACAAAGCTTTACTTTTGCGACTGCCATAAACGACAACCTATTGGCTAACCTTAAGCCATTGACTAGAATTGATATCACTTGGTATGGGGTCGTTTATGAGTGCCTAGTTGATGGAATTTCATGGGCGCACACCTTAACCGAAATGGTGATAGGTATGCGACTTATCCCTATTAGGACTGCATTAGCGATCGCTCCATCTGTAACAAGTAATCTTGTAATTTCTTCACCCATGATTGAGGTAAATTTATTACAAGATTCTTATATGAGTTGTCAGCTAATTACTGATAATTATTTGGGTGGCGTTGGACTGCAAGACTCTTATATGAGTGTTTTGTTAGTTGCTGATTTGGCGATTTCTGTGCGTTTAATCCAAGATAGCTATATGACAATTACTGTAACTGTGAGCTAAAAAATGACCATATTATCTACCTACACACGCGATCAAACTCTCACCACAATAACGTCAGCGACTCGTTATGTGGCTACCTACTCAGTCGCACCTTCACGCGCTGGGACTGGCGGCACTGAAAATACTACATCCATCAGAACGGCGGGTAGGATTGCGATTGCTTCATCCGAATGGGATGCAATTGAATCATCTGGAAACTCACGACAAAGGAAAAACACTAATGCATTGCCTTTTGGTAATGCAGTAAATAGTGTTTCGGTAGTCTTTATCGGGTTATGGGATGCCGCAACTGGAGGCAACTTTATCGCGGGTGTTGCATCCCCATTTACTAGCACGGCGGGTGCGCCTGTTACTATTCCTGCGGGTGCTTTGATTATTGGATTACAGTAATGCAAAACGAAGATGCGATCGCCATATTAAAAGCCAAAATCAGCGCAAATGCATTGCGCCGTATTCGTGATGCTGCTGATGAAATATCGCGCCCAAAAATATTGCACACTCAATATTTAGGCGATCGCACAGTACAACAATTAGGGCAAGAGCCTAACGAAAATGCTGTGATTTTAAATAATTCTGCTAATGCGATCGGTGATGCTCTAATGCCATTAGCAAAAGGGCAGCCACTTCAAAGATTTGATTCTGTAAATCAGGATGATGGAGTCGGTACAGCTAAGCGAGCTTTGCTAGACTATGCAGCTAATCGTGATGGGTCTAGCATTATTCGGTTAAGAACTGGTGAGCAAGAACCCGCTAATGATCCGCTAAAAGGCACATCAAGAGGGCGTGATCCTTTACCTAAAGATTACCCGCCGCCGTTTGGCTGCGTACCTCTTTTCCCTGCTAAACAATGTATTTGGATACCCAGCGCAACGCCGCCATCAGGCTATCAATCGCATGGGAGCGCGGTAATAAATGAGGATGGATTAGAACTATGGCTGCATTGCAAAGAGGGAGTTGTACCGCCGCCTGATTTGGGCTGTACTTTCTTGAGTCGTTGGAAATGTGTCGATGGTGTTTGCACTCAAGATCCTAGCGGTAGTTATGCCACTAAAGCGGCGTGTGAAACTGCGCGAATTCCTGCAAACTTTACTGGTGGTCAATGTGTGGGAACTGTCTACAGCATCGGCGGAATTTGTGATATTTACGATGGAAACGGTACGTTAGTTGCTATATCCGCCTTCTCTGTATCGTCTACAGGTGCAGTGGTATCCGTAGCTCCGAAACGTCTATATTTATCCAATGGTCAAACTATAGTTGTTGCCGCTATAGGTTCAACAGGCGAGACAGAAAGCGGTTTTATCTATTTTATTAACAACGTATTCAATCCCAATGCTTGGACTTTTAATTTAAGGAATATTACTCTTTCGGGATCGCCCGATAATTGCGGAGATCGCTTCACCTGCCCTTAAAAAAATATGAATGCAATCAACTCAATAAAATCAATGCTTACTGATAATGCAACTGCTCGCATAAAAGCAATAAAGCCTGTCGATAATACCGCTCCTACGCTATGCCAAGTCACGGGATTTGACGCAAACGCAGGAATGTATACAGCGATCGCCCCTGATGGCTCTAATCTTTATTTTCGGTACATTGGCAATGCCTCACTGGCGATCGGCGAACAAGTTTCAATTACCACACCTGATAAAGCGGCTTTTGGCTATGGCGATACTAAAGCTAGGTAATTAAGCTAAAATCAGGAAAAACATCAGTATTATGGCAGAACCAACAGCAACACCCACATCGACAATAAATCCTGCTGTTAATGAGCTAAATCAGCAATCTCAAATTCAGCAGCCTCAATCGCCTCCATTATCAATATCGCCAGAATTGATATCTAGTGGCGGATATGTCCTTGGAATTACTACTTTAGTATTGGTATTTTTTCGCAATTATCTCAACAATGCCAATAAGCGAGCGCAAATTGATAACGAATCTGCACAAACCACAAGCCAAACACTTTTTAAGCAGCAAGCAGATTTAGTTAACGATATGCGCCAAGAAAGAGAGAGTATGAGAAAGGAAAGGGAAAGAGTGATACACGCCTTAGAATGCAATACGATCGCGATGCAACAGTTCACAGTCACACTTCACAAGGTTGAATTGATTTTAGAAAAGTTTGCCGCTTAACGCACTAGCTCCATTGTATCGCCAGAGTACTCAACAAAACCAAGCTTCAAATATAGTCCTTTCGCTTGGCTAGTCATCGCTCTTATAGCCTTGCAGTGAGGTACATCGGCACAAAGTTGGAGAGTGATATTTGTAGCGATCGCCTGTCCGCGATAATCAGGATGGCAAGCAATATCGGTTAATACCGCCAGATGAACACCATCGCCTATTATTCTGCCAAATCCGACAATCTCAACACCATCAAAGGCGATGTAACTAGCGATGGAATTTAGTACGCAAGTTTTGATTTGTGCTGTAGTGCGATCGCTTGACCAGTGGGTAGCGCATTTCAGAAAATTCAATATTCGGCAATAAATCAAAGCGTCATCAGGGAGCGAAACTTTATTTACTTTTTGAAAGGCGATCGCAGGACGGGTTAGGGTTTGCATTTTATTTCTTCTCAAATACAAAATAGATGTTGGTAAAAACAAAACATAGAGCGCCATAAATTGGCTGATATTTAATGCTCACGCTTGCCATATATCCGAATAGGAAAGCGAGTATTATTGAGGCGATCGCAATAGTTTTGCGCCCTATAACTTTGCTCAACAGGCTCAACAGATTTAACAAAGTCAGCGTCACAAACCAGAATAAACACGATGGACGCAACAGCAACCAATTGATAAAGAATCTAATGAAATGATTGTCGTGTTTTAGGAATATCAATCGTGCAGCACCATGAACAAAGTTATGAACTCCTTTGCTTAGAGGCACAACATCACGCAAAAAGATTTCATGCTCAAGGTTTTTGTAAGTCATGTGGTGAGCATCGTTTGACTTCAGGAATGGTAATACACAGCATCGGTTAAGCATTACATTACGAAATGATTTAGATTTTTGCCGCCATCTGTCGGAGCCAAGGTAGGTTAGATATCGGTTACTCATTGTTTTTTAAATCTCCCTAAAACTGTAGTTGTGTAATCTTTGATTGAAGGATAATCACCCGCCCCATACTTTTGAGGTTTAGGATTATCGAATAAATTTGGATCGCCTGAGTACCAAATAGAGGCAACTTTGCGGATCTGCTCATCTTCATTAGCTGATGATTTTGCGGTAAGTTCTAATCCCTCTTTGAGTTTGCAATCAATAATTTTGATTTGCTTCTCTTTGGATTTCAAGAACTCATCTTCAGTAAGCTCTTGACCGATGCATTGCTTACTCCATGATTTGATATTCTCTGGCATAACTTGACCATAGCCAAGAGCGTTGCTATCTGGATTGACGGCTTTAGAATCATGGTTAGATTCTTGACTCGCGATCGCATTACGCAACCTCTCAACTATTGGCTTTGTTGATTGTGGTTTTTTACCTTGGAGTAGCCACATTAAATAACCTCTAGGCGGATCTATCCATTCTCCCTTTACCTTTACACCGTAATGTAAATGTGGAGCCGTAGAAGCGCCGCTATTACCAGATTTAGCGATCATCGCACCGACAGGGTGACGACCTGAATAGCACTCACTTAAATGGAATAAGGCGATCTCGGTATCAGGCAATAGAGGGGATTGAATATAAGCCGCCATACCTTCAAGCGGGTTATTTGGATTCCAAGGGCAAGCAACATCAACATAACCATCGTGGAAATTACTTGCAGATTTTTCTTCACCGATCGCATATAGCGGCGTTCCAATAGGAGTATTAATATCTACACCTTTATGATCGCTACTGCATGAAGGGCAAGGCTTCTCACGCTTACCAAATACGCTTGTAACTTCCCACTCAAGAACCTTATCGCCAAGTTTAAAAGTCGAATTAAAATCTTTATCCGTTGCCAACGGCTTAAAATTTTCTTCAAGCGATGACTTGTCAAAAGTGGGAAAATTTAAAGCTTGCCACGCCCAATCTTTTGCAGAATTTAAAGGTTTAATAACTACGAATGACAGCAATACGACAGAAATAGTTACGCGACAAAAGTTACCGAGCCGATAGGCTTTCTCTTTGTTTAGCCAGTGCTGATGTCTGTAGTCGTCCGTGCAAAGTTGGATCGGCGGCTCTATTTCTGTTTGTGAGCGTGTTGGATTTCGTATCCGTACTAAAGTCATAATCCAATACCTTATCAAAACTTACAGTTAATTCTTTCCCTGCTTCCGTAAAATATTTAAAGCCCTTTGATGTTTCACAAAAAGCATTGCCAAGTAGTGTTTCAACTTGTTTTTTGTCGGTTAGCTGCCTTAATGTCCTGATTTGAGTCAGGGTTACAGGCTTGGTTTGCGATGGTTTGGTTAGGCAATCATCGGTATTACCTTCAATCAACTTTGCGAACTGTGGGGGGACAGTATTCGGGATTAATCTTTTAAAGTCGTCTACTGCCGCAAATTCCATATAGCCTGATTTGAGGCTGTCAAGGGCGATCGCTCCAATAGACAATATTAGAAATGTGTATGAAGCGATCGCCGTTTTACGCATGATTAATCTGCATCAGAATTAATTACAAAAGTTCGTTTGAAAGCCACTTATGCAGCGACTTGAATGTATCAACAGATTGATTACTTAGCCAAGTGTCGGTGTAGTAATTAATATTGAAGGTCTGATTGTCTGGACTCCATCGGCGATCGCGTATGGCTGCGATTAAAGCATCGCAAAAATTAAAGCGATCGTGACGAGAAAAGCTGGTAATGGTTGATTCCACATAGTCAGGGATTTGCGCGGTGGAAGCGTAATAGTTTGCTGGTTTTGGCATGATATTTACCTTGTTTAATAAATTTGTACTGTTCTCTCTTCTCCGCTTATATGTCGGGACATCGATACATATACGGGGTGGGGTTAGTCATTAATCGACTCGCACCTTGGTTTGTTTCTTTAATGAAGATGACTGAGAAGCATAAGCTGATTCAGTATTTTCATTGGCAACTATAGCGTCACCAACCGCACCCGCCGCGCCTTGAAACGGGGTTTTAACTGCATAACCAAGCCTTGTACCTAATACTTGCGGAGCCATCCATCCGATACCTGTGGTAACTGGTTCTGGTTCGCCTTTACGGAACACGCCAGTAGCTATTCCAAGCCCAAATAATCCAACACAGCATAAACCGCTAACGGTAATCGCTGACATCATCGGACGATGCTTAAAAGCTCCGAGCATAGCTAGAAACGCATTTACAGCCGCCCAAGGGTCGTTAGGGTTAATTATTGTTGCGCGTTGGGTAATTACCGATGAAAACGCGATCTCATCTATAGTCCCATTGCCGTCATTGTCAAAACGGGCGATCGATTCGCGTGGTTGATGTACCATTCGACTCATTATGCTGTCCTCTTTTTGTTAATTGGAATAACTTTGTCGTTAGGGATTTTGTCTTGAATATCCTCAATTTCATCAAATAAGCTATCAATTTCATCAATTGATTCTTTTTTTGATAGATCGGGAATTGAAACCCGCACGGCTTTTTTGCTGTCATGAGGATC